CAAGAACGTACAACGAGTTTTTTTTATTTATATTGGGAGTTTTGACACGCCCTCTATGCAACGGCTGATGGGCACGCATTGCAGCAGCTTCCAGTAAAGGCGGAATTCCTGAAGGAATTGGGACTTCTCAATCGTGGTGGCTATGACTTCTACCAAAATCGTATCGTCATACAGATACATGACCGTTTCGGGCATGTAATTGGCTTCACCGCTCGCTGCATGGATGAGCAGCAGCCCAAATACCTCAATAGTTCTGACTCGCTCATCTTCCACAAGTCTACTGTCCTCTTCGGCATCGAGGATGCTTGGAAGACGGCAGCAAAGCAGGATAAGATGTTTCTCGTCGAGGGGGCACCGGATTGTATGCGCTTACAGTCTATCGGCATATACAATACGGTGGCTGCGCTCGGATCGGCGTGGAACGAAACGCATTTCTCTACTATCAAGCGCATAGCAAGCAAGGTGTGTTTCCTTCCGGATGCTGACCCACCCAAGAACGGAGAACCCTATGGCCATGGCATACAAGTCGTCATGGAGGCAGGAACACTGGCTATGGAAAATGGTCTATCTGTCAGCATCAAGGAAATCCCGGACACGGACGACAAGAAGAAGCAGGATCCGGACACGTTCTTCAAAAACACCAATATCTTCAACGCCACGGAGGAGACGGACTTCATTCTTTGGATGGCGGACAAACTGTTTCCGCAGACGAACACCACGGAGGAGCAGCGCCTGACTATCAAGAAGATTGCTTATCTTCTGTCGCTGATTGATGACGAAACAGGCGTGTCCATGTATATCGGCAAGCTCACGAAGTATTACCAGGGCAGACGGTTGTGGCTCCAGGCGGTGGATAAGGAGCGAAAGCTGCGTGAGGAGCAGGACAAGAAGCATAAGGAGCAGGATGAGGATGACCTAAACCACAAATACGGCTTTTATATCGACCACGGCTGCTACATGTCCATAACGGAGAAAGGCAGTGTCTACGAGTGGTCGAACTTCACAATGGTTCCGCTGTTCCACATAAAAGATACAACAAATCCGAAACGTCTATATAAAATAAAGAATGCAATGAAGCATGAGGAAATTCTCGAACTGAAACAGGAGGATCTGATTGCTCTCGCTAAGTTCAAGCAGAAAATCGAGGGCTTGGGCAACTTCATTTGGAAAGGAACGGAAAAGGAGCTAACGAAACTCAAATCATATCTATACGAGAAGACCGAGACGGCTACGGAAATCACTCAAATGGGCTGGCAACGTGCCGGATTCTACGCTTTTGGCAACGGTGTTTTCTACGACTGCCATTTCATCCCGGCTGATGAATTTGGCATAGTCAGGCTGAAGGAGAAAGGCAACTTCTATCTGCCATCCAGTTCGTCCATATACAAGAACGACCCGAAGCTCTTTACCTTTGAGAAGCAGTTTGTGCATCTCAATCTTTCTTCGGTTACTCTGAAGGAGTTTACAGAGCAGCTGTTCAAGGTGTATGGGGACAACGGACGTGTAGGCTTCTGTTTCTATCTCGCCACGCTCTTCCGCGACGTGGTGACTTCTACTTCTGCCAACCACTGGTTCCCTATTCTCAATCTGTTCGGTCCGAAAGGTAGTGGCAAGTCGGAGCTTGGCCACACGCTGCTTTCGTTGTTCACAATCAGCTACACGGCACCGAATATCCAAAACTCTACACCATCGGCTCTGAACGACACGGTGGCGCAATCGGCTAATGCTCTTGCGCATATTGACGAGTACAAGAATGATATCGACCCGAAGATGATTGAGTTCCTGAAGGGTCTGTGGGACGGCACCGGTCGTACTCGCATGAATATGGATCTTGACAAGAAGAAGGAGACGACGGCTGTAGACTCTGGCATCATCCTCTCTGGTCAGGAGATGCCGACATCGGATATCGCTCTCTTTACCCGACTCGTCTTCCTGCAGTTCCCTCGAAGTGAGTTCTCGGACAAGGAGAAGCAGAATTATAAGGTGTTGCTTGAAATGCGCTCGCTGGGACTGACGCATCTGACGCTCGAAATTCTCAAACAGCGCAAACACTTTGAACAGGCGTGGTCTACGGCGTTCCATGATACGCAGAATATCGTCGGCAACGCTCTCGGCTGTGAAAAGGGCGAGGACCGTATCATGAACAACTGGTGTGTGCCGTTGGCTGCGCTTCGGGTGCTCCAAAAGAGCATCCCTACACTGACTTTCGACGAGATGCTGCAAGTCATCATCGAGGGAATAAAGAAGCAGAATGGTGAGTGCAAGACTAACGGCGAGCTGGGCAACTTCTGGAATGTGGTACAGTATCTTGCAAGCGACGGTGAGCTGATTGAGGGTGGCGACTTCTTCATCCGCTATTGCAGCAAGTTCAAGACGGACATCATCAATGCCACTTGGCAGTCTGAACGTCCGGTGCTCTTCCTGCAGAAGACTCGTATCTTCAACCTCTACCGCAAGGAGGGACGACAGGCTAACGAGAAGGTGCTGCCTACGGATGCGCTGAAATACTATCTTCAGAACAGCCGTGCCTACTTGGGCGAAAAGGTGGCGCGATTTGATGTGTATAAGAAGGGCATCATCCAGTACGACCATACCAGGGCTGCTATGGGTAGCACGCCTCCTAAACTTACTATGACACAACGTGCCTACTGCTTTGACTATGACTTGCTTTGCGAGACGTTTGGCATCAGTCTGTGGACTGCGCCTGACCAATCCGACAGCGACGAGCCATTTTAAGGGCTTTTTACCCTTTTACTTTTTTACCTTTTTACTCTTATAAGCGGTAGCTTACTACGAATATATTTCTTTTCAATAGGTATCATAATCAGGTGGACTGCCGGGGCGATTGCATCGTCTCGGCGGTTTTTATTTTGCAGAAGACATGGCCATCCTCTGCGATGTACTCCGTTTTTTTTCAGAGGTCTTGCACACGATTTGTAATCTACCTACATACATATTGGTAGCCCATCACGCACTCCAAAAAGCATAAAGTGGTAGTCATTGACTTTATATGTAGCGAAATCCTCATTGTTTTTGCCCTCATTCATTTTTCAGAAGAGAAATGCTGTAATTGTTGTAACTTAATGTAACTTTCTGTATGTCATTTATTTAGGTAGACTATTATCTTGTAATTTCTTATAACTTCTTGTAACATTTCATTATTCTTTCTAAATACCAAAGGGAAATAGGTACTGAAAATCCTTATTTTCAGTTGTAGTCCGGCTTCTCCTCTTCTGCTACTGCTTGCTTTTTCCATGCGGTATCGTAAGTGTCACCGTGCTTAAAGAGAACGTACCTGGCACTTGTGAGCCTTTTTATCATTGTGCTTCTTTGATGTATGTGCCACATGGTAGGCTTTGCCCTACGATAATCTAATGAAAGAGGTATTGCTGACTCTTTTTTATTACTCCGCTCTTGTGGACATAGGTGATGGATTTCTACTGCATAACATTCAAATTGTCAGACATGCAGCCCTGGTTTCGTTCATGGGATTTTTCCGCGTGCAAAGTTAGCGCAAGCGACATTCTGCAAGGGCACGGCGCTGCCTTAGCTCGAATATTTTTTCAAGATTTTGGGGTACGGTGGCTCCTGGTCCAAATTCTCGTTCCGCCAAAGGTGAAAAAATATTCGGCTATCTCTTGCCTTAAATGTCTTCTTCTTGCGCTGGGTAAGGCAGCGTAAAAAGTCCTCATTTCGAGGGCTGCATCTAAAAGTCTAACAATTTAAATTTCTAAGTTATGCAAGAAATGGTTTTAACATCACCTAAGTCGGCTCACAAGAGCATGAAGGAGCAGTTTGAGAGTGTCAGCAGCTATATCGTTGATTATCTCTGGGATCAGCCTGCCATCTACTGTGGCACATACAAGAAGTACAATGAAGGCTCACTCTTCGGTGCCTGGCTCGATCTCCGCACGTTTGACTCTTACGAGGAGTTCATTGATGTATGCAAGCAGCTTCACGCTGACGAAGAGGATCCGGAGCTTATGTTTCAGGATTATCAGTGCTTCCCTGCTGAATGGTATTCAGAAAGCTGTATGGATGAAGAAGTTTTCGACAAGATAATAGCTTTCATCCAAATGGATGATGACAAACAGAAAGCGTTTAGGGCTTATGTTTCCGCCACTGGCGATGACAGCATTTCGGATTTTGAAGATAATTATAAGGGCGAATATGATTCGGAAGAGGATTTCGCCACACACATCGTCAATGAGTGCTATGATTTGGAGCGCATGATGGGCAATCTCTCATATTACTTCGATTACAAGGCGTTTGCAAGGGATTTGTTCATCTCGGACTACATCTTCGAGGATGGCTACGTCTTCCGCAGATAAAGGTAGAAGCCGGACGAGGCAATCGCCTCGCTCCGGCTGCCCACCTTTTTATAGCGTAACCGAAATTTATTCGAAGTAAGGAGTGTTTTATTTCAATGCTTCATCAAGTTTCTTGACTAATATCGCAGGGTCTTTGCGAAACTCTTTCATGCTGAGATCTTTGAGCACTTCCTTTATTTGTGGGAAGTTCTTGAAATATCTTTTCAGCATGGTCTTCTGACCAATTCCTGCAATGCTATTATCCTTCAAATAATAGGTTCTTGCAAAGTCCTCATTCTTGGCTTTGTAATAAAACATGATAGCCATTCTGTAAATACTTCCCGATTTCACATGGGTAGCTGTGTTTATATAGTGAATATAGGCGGAAATGTTTTTCCCCTCATAAACTGGCTGAAGGAATACCGGATTTTTGTAGAGTTTCGGATTCTCTTTATAAGACATGCTCAATCCCATTTGGGCAACCATCGGAATCCAGTTTTCCCATTCTCCAGCCTTCTTGTTATAGTATTTTATCTCTTTTACATCAGTAGATGCGAAGTCTGCCTTCTCACCATCAGTTTTTTGATTCTGAACTCATGGTAATTGTCTACATTAAAGGAAAACTTCCCAATGTCACCTTTCACAAAGGTGCCGTTGTTCAAGGTTACTTCTGCATTCTGAGCTTGTGTCACTCCACACAATACAAGGGCAAGTAACATCAAAATCCATTTTTTCATACTCGTACATTTAAGTTCAACTTTATTTTGCAAATATACATCTTTTTTCATTACCACCCCAAGCTAAAATCAACTTTTTTATCTACCTACCTACCAAATAACAAATCTTAAACGTTCCCTCCTTTCCATACGGCCTACACAAAACTATAGTATCTTTGTGCTCGTAATCAATTTACATGTTTTATGAGCGACTATCACATCTATATCAAAATGCCTTCCTATCTGCGCCAGTGGTTCGTACATCGGCACAGTGGCACGGAACCAGTGCGTCTAAGAAACGGCAGCATCGAGTCTAAACTTATAAAGCTCGCTGTTGTCAAACCGCCTGTTTCTGCTATCCCTACAAGGCAACGTGAGGATGAAGTCGCCATTTGTATTCCGTATTCTAAAACTCGCGACCCTCGTATTTACAATCATATCACGGACACTGGTAAACGTGCGCTGCTGGAGAACGTGAAGAACTCATTTGATGTAGACTGCTGGACGTTCCTGCATGACTTCGGCAAGATCGGCAAACAACAGAAAGACCTCATTTATCTCTACATGGAGCAACGGGGCATCAAGGAGGACGGCACTTGCTGGGACTCTATCGCGAAAATATACCAACGCTTGCGTAAGAATTATCTTACTAACCAATGCAAGCGAAAAAACAGCACGATAAAAAACGGTAGCAATAACAAGGTTGAAACTGAAGAAATAGTAGAATAATATGCAACGTCTTCCCGGAATCATCAATATATATTACGTGCTTGCCTCGTCGCTCATGGCAAGCATCACACAGAAAGCGTTGGCGGATGCTCCTGTCGGAGTGTTCGCTGACACTTTCCTCATTCCGCATATCGGTGATGCCATTTGTGAAATGGAGACGCAGTTTGACAATAACGACACTTTGGAAAAGGTGAAACTCTCTTTCTCTACTACTTCGCAGCTGCCAGCTCGTGAGCATCTTGCTTTCGTCATCCAGACGGTGGATGGAAAGCAGTATCTTATCGGCACGGCTGACAAACCTTTTCCTGTCATCAAGGTGGCGGACTCCACAGGCAAGGTGGATGGTGATTCGGCTGCTACGAAATACACCATATCTTATACAAATAAAGTGGCACTTGTGCCATGCACGGCGTGACGAGCGCCTTTTTTCATGCCTTTTTGTAACATTTTGTATGCAGTTGAAACATTGCATCAAAACTTAAAGTGTTGATAATCAGAATTTTCTTTCTTTGTTTACAATGTTACAAAAGATACAGCCAAAATCGGTTGAGTTTTTGAAAAGGCTATTTTTTCTTCGTCCTGTTTTTGCGCCCCACCTTCTTCCAATAGATAATTCGCAGTTTGCGATAACTTCTGCGTGATTGCCCAAATAGTGCAAATAAAATTACTATTGCAACTAATGCAAAATGATAAAATCTGCGAATACAAAAATATCCGCCTATCAGAATTATCAATATGATTACAATGTCTCTCACCATAAGTTTATCGTTTTACATCGCAAAAATACATTTTTTTTTGTCTTTCTCCAACATTATTATATAATATATCTTTGCCCTCAAACAATTTTTGACAATCATGGCAAAGACAAAATACAATCTCCATCTTAAAGGCTACGTCGGTGGTTGGGACTTCGATTCTGACTACGTCGATTTCGTCCTTAACAAGAACACCGACAAGGAGGTTGCTGTTCTCATCGACTCTCTCGGCGGACAGCTCAACACCGCTCTCTCTATATCATCTGCATTCAGGCGACACGGCAATGTTCACGTCCACTTTGTGGGCATGAACGCCAGTGCCGCCACCATCGCGTCAATGGGTGCAAAGCGCATCACCATGGATCACTCGGCTATGTATCTCGTGCACCAGTGCTCACAGTCGTTCTTCGAGTGGGGCAGCTTGAACGCTACGGATATGCAGAATCTCATCGACAACCTGGAAAAGCAGAAGTCTGACCTTGACAAGCTGGATGCCAACGTCGCAGAGATGTATGCCGGACGATGCAAGAAGAAATCTGCCGATTTGCTGGAACTCATGAAAATGGGTGGATGGCTGACGGCACAGGAGGCACTGGCTTGGGGATTCGTTGATGAACTCACGGAGTTTGATGATGAGTCGGCTCCAGTTCTTACGGAGGCTATTGCTGCGGACTTTACCGCTCACGGCATACCGCTTCCTAAGATGCTGACCGACACGAAGTCGGAAGACATCACGGCGTTCAGACGGTTCCTGCAGGCTTGTGCCTCTGTTTTCCACTCGCAAGAGAACCCAAATAAAATTGTTCCAACCATATCTTCTGAAGAAAAAATGAAAAAGACCTATTCTAACATTTGCAAGACTCTCGCTTGCGACGCGCTGGAAGCTAACGACGACAAGGTTACGCTTACCACGGCACAGCTCGACTCTATCGAGGCGGACATCACAGCGAAGTACAAGGAAATCACCAATCTCTCGGCTGACGTTGACCGTCTGACTAAGGCTAACAGCGATTTGGAGGAGAAGCTGAAAAAACTCCCTGCTGACACTACAAACACGGTTGTTGATGACAAGAAGGACGGTGGCACCAACACCGAAAAATCTGACATCGAGAAGTTCTACGACACCACCAACTCCGCACAGGCTCTCTTTGACTCATTACCATAACACTTCATCACTAATCACTAACACTTAATACCTAACCACAATGGCAGGAAAACTACAATTTACCCTACAAGAATACAAGGATGCTGCTCGAAAGTGGCGTTCTGACTTCCTTCGTCTGCCGATTATCGGCTGCGACGAGACTCTTAAGTTTATGACCGGTCGCCCTGGCATCCGCTACAAGGAGAGTGTGGGCACGCTCAACGCTTCGGCACAGTTCGCTCCTTACTCGCCAACTCGCTCGGAGGACGTGAACTTGCAGCTGGACTTCCGAACGCTTGAAACTTTCTTCGGTTCGGTGGTCGCTAAGTTCGAGCCTAACTCGGCTATCTCTACGCTCCTCGGCACGGGTGCCACTAAGGGCGACGGACAGAAGTCTGTGCCTACGGCTCGCGAGGTGCTTGGACTTATCGCCAAGTCGCTCTCCGAAAAGCTCAATGATGCTATCTGGAGCGGTGTGCGCAACGCAAGCGGTACTACCACCCAGGATCTTTTCGATGGCTTCGACACCATCACAAAGAAGGAAGTTACTTCCGGTGCTCTCGCTAAGGAGAATGGCAATTACCTCAAACTGACGGATGCCATCACCTCTGCCAACGCCGTTGACGTGGCTAAGGAAATCCTCTTCTCGCTCGACCCACGCTTGCGCTCGCAGACTCTTTTCATGTACTGCTCGCAGGACTTCGTGGATAAGTATAACGAGGGTTATCTGCTCACCCATAGCGGTATTCCGTATAACACGCAGTACAATCAGCCTACTGTCGAGGGTTCTAACGGCAAACTCATCTTCTGTCCGCTTGCTAACAAGACGGACTCGAAGTATATCCACATCTCACCAAAGATCAATATGCTTTATGGATATGACCAGATGGGCGACGTGGAATCGGTTGACGTTGAACGTTTCGATGCGTTCCTTCTCTCGTACATCGCCACCATGTTCTTCGGCGTACAGTTCGAGTCTATCGACAAGCGACGCCTGAAGGTCGTTGAACTGGCTGGCTTATAGTCTAACTCTTAACAATAGTAATTATGGCAGCATCTAATACAGACGTACAAAAATCTCTTGCATGGGCGATGGGCACACCGGAACTTCCTGGTGTGCGTCGCCGTGTTTATTATACATCCAAGAATGATATTCTTGTTTGGCCTAAACTTCCTCATAACGAGGTCGGACGTGTCACTTCTTCTGTCTATGACGGCTCCTTCACGTTGAAGGAAAACGCTGTATGGAAATACATCGACATCCTTCCTGAGAAGTCGCAACTCACAAGTGAGGCACAGGGTGAACTGCCGTCACAGACGCAGCTCAACAAACTCGTGGCGGTTCATCCATCGGTAAGCGAAGCGGCATCGGCTGCAGCTGCTTACCTCAATAACAACGACAACGTCTTCATCGTCGAGGACATGAAGGGCAAGCACCGTGTCGTGGGTTGTGACAAGTGGACTACCAAGACCACCGTCACGCAGGATCTCGGTCAGGGTGCCACTGGCACCACCGGCACCACTATCAACGTGGAGGCATCGGACGAGTGTCCGGCTCCGTTCTATACTGGCACTATCACCACTGAGGACGGCGACATTGATTGCGCAGCGTAACGGCGAGTAAAGTTATAATCATAGTTGACCATGGACAAGCGGACTCCGATAGACATGCAGGAATTCTTGAATGATATTTCCGTGCCGGACTTATCGGGTCCGCTTGATCTGTCTTCAAGGGATGCTACGCATGAACAGAAGGATATCTTTGCCATCGAGAAGCGTAAGGCGTGGGATAAGTCGGTTGAAGCGCGGTGCGACTTCACCCGACGCGTCCGACTTACTCGACGGGCGGATACGTTCTTCATCTCTCTATGGCAGAAGTCGCTGTATGGCAGAACGCTGACGGATATAAAGGGCGACGACAGTATGGTGGCGTTCTTCGCTGATAGCATCTCACCACTTATACGTGACATCCTCGGTGAGGAGCTGAACACGGGGGCGTGGTGTATCGTCACCACTCCCAAACGTCGCCATCTCGTCAAGAACTTCGCCACTCGCATCAGCGAAATGATTGCTTCCCAACTGAACATCCCGTTCTACGAGGATGTTGCTTTCTGCCATTCCAAGCAGCGTATCGGGGCGGTGTTCACCATGAACAATCTCCCCAAAGAGCCTAACTGCATCGTCTTCGACGACTTCGTTACTACAGGCTCTACGCTGAAGGCTATGCGCAATGTGCTTACCGAACATCACAAGAATTGTGTGTTCTTTACTGGAATAAACAACAAATTGTGAGCAAACGAGAGCAGAGTCAAGCTTACTTGAACTATGCCGAGTACAGCCACAATTCAACGAAGTTAAACTATAAAATATGAACAATCTCACAGACAAACTCCAGCAATGGCTCGACACGCCATCTGCAGAGCGTGACTGGAACGAGGGTGCAATCCTTCTTCTCCAACTCACCAATAACACCATAATGTATCGTAATCTCAGCATCAATCCCAAAGGCAAGGCTGAGTTCATCGAAGGCAAGCTACGTGCCTTCCTCAAAGCTCGCCGTGAGGTCGAAGCTCACGACGAGGTTATCATCTTACAGGAGCAGGTTAATGCTATCATAGAAAACCGCACGGAGTTCAAGGAAGACAACGAGGCAAAGGAGTTCAAGGCTGGCAAGCGTGCGGATCACGACTCGCTGCCTGAGGATATCCAGGCGCTCTATGTCGAGAACCTTGATATCATTCACCGTATGCGTGAACTCCATCTACGCCTACGCTTGTTGTCGGACTCTACTAAGCAGGTGCCAGCTGCAGAACGTAAGCCGTTGCTTGACGAGTTTATAAATCTCGATAAAAAGTTGCACGCAAATTGGGACACTTATGACCATTATGTAACAAAGGCAGAAAGTGCAGCAAATACCGAAACCAAAGAAAGCGAAGAGGAACAGACTAAGGAAACAGAAATTAGTCCATCGCCAACGGACCAATTAGCTGAGCAGCCAAAGGATGCCAGTTCTTCAAAACCGAAGTCCAAGCCCAAAAAGTCCACCAAGGCGTAGGAAGGCATAAAAAGGCTCAGTAAGGCTTACACCTAAATATAGTAATATGAAGCGCAACATCGACATAAGCTCCATCCTAAAACCACTCTCGGAATGTCCACACCAGGCGTATCTCTCCAATGCTCTTCAGGTGGCGGACGTCTTAGAGTGGATTTTGGGACAAGTCGGCAAAGCGGAGATTTGGCAGACTTCGTTCTCAATCTCCGAGGAATTCCTGCGCCGACTCTTCTTCATCGAGAAGTCCGGAAACATTTCTGCCTTTAATCTTGTTCTCGACCATAAGGCTACGAACAAAACGCTAAAGCTATGGGCGTTCATCACACAGACGATGAAGCGTACCTATCTCGCTGACAACCACTCGAAAATCCTTCTCGTGCAAGCGGAGTCTGGTGAGCAGATTAGTGTCGTCACCTCGCAGAATCTCACACGAGGCAACCGCCATGAGTCCACCTTCATCTCCACCTCGCCAGACATTTTCAATACTCTTCACGCGTCCGTCATGAATCTTATAAAGAACCATTCCGTTCCGCTAACCGACCTTTTCCAACAGCGCATCAACGCTGCCGGTGCTAACAATTAAAATAATATGGTATACTCAGAAGAAGTTCTCACGCAGATTGAACAATATGCTTCAATCTACCTCAAAATAAGTGATATGGCTGTAATTCTCGGTGTTCCACCAGAGGATTTACGCCGTGACATTGCTGACCGCACAACAGCCGTTTCGCAGCGTTACCACCGTGGCAAGGCTGCTTCACGTGTCAAGCTATTGCATCAGGAGATGCAGCTCGCCTACGTCGGCTCTCCACTCGCTCTTGAAAACACCCGTAACAACCTCCTCGATATGGAGGATGATGAATAATTCAAAATTCTCTTCATGTCACAATTAAGCATTATCGACATCGCCAAACAGGACCTTTACACCTCCCAATCGGAATTGGAAGGTAAATATCCTGTTCCCCAAATCGAACATCTACTTCGATTAAGGGATATGGTCACATGGTCTATCGCCAACCCTGACATGAAGGATCGTCAGTTTGTCGATGAGCTGCGCAGTCGCTATGGTCTGTCGCAAGTCACGGCGTATGCGGACTTGAAAATCGTCAAAGCCTTATTGCCCAATCTCTCGGAGTGTACGCGCGACTTCCACCGCTGGCGGTATAACGAGATGATCATGGAGACGTATCAGATGGCGAAGAAGCGTAAGGACACGAAGACGATGGAGAAAGCGGCCACTTCTTATGCGAAGTTCAACCGCATTGACATCGAGGACGAGCAATCTGTGCCGTATCACATGATTGTCGTCCAACCGTTCTTCCCGACTACGGACCCGCGTGTTGTTGGCATCACGCCAGTTCCGAACATCGACGACCGCATCCGAAAGCTCACGCAGGAGCTTACCACGTCGCATCCGGACACGGAGAATATCGAATACGAACAAGCAGACCTTGTGCTTGATGACATCTTTAAGCCTGAAGACAATGACGAACAAAGTTGATACTTCTCTATGGGACATCGAGGCGAAGCAACACTCTAAGCGTGTGTACTTCAACAATCCTCAGCTTCTTACGCAATACATCGGTGCGAAGACTACGGTCATCGTGGCCGGACGACGCACGGGCAAGACGGACTCCATTGCCTCGCCATTTGTGCTGCGCAACATGCAGCGTATGCCTGGCTCCACTGGTGGTATCGTCGTGCCGACGTTCAAGCATGGCTTGACCAACACGCTCCCTGGGCTGCTTGCAGCGTGGAAGCGTTGGGGGTACATCAATGGCGTGCATTATGTGGTAGGTAGAAAACCGCCGAAGTCGTTTTCTAAGCCGATCACCGAACCGGCTGACTATGAGCATGTCATCACGTTCTATAATGGCTCGGTGGCTATCATCATCAGTCAGGACCGCCCTGGCTCTTCCAACTCGCTTACGCTCTCATGGCTGCTCATCGACGAGGCGAAGTTCATTGATTACAACAAACTGAAGGACGAGACTCTGCCTGCAAATGGTGGCATACGCTCGTACTTCGGGCACCACAGCTTTAACCACTCCATGATGGTGCTTTCGGATATGCCTCAGACTACCAAGGGTTCTTGGTTCCTGCACTATGAGGAGAAGATGGACACGGAACTGATTGACACCATCAAGGGCACAATCTACAAGATATGGCAGACGAAGGAGCGCATAGCGCAACTCAAAGAGCAGCGCAAGCCCATTCCTTCTTATCTGCCTAATTACCTCAAATGGCTCGACCAGTCGCTTAACAAGATGCGCTCGGTGGCGGTCTACTATAAGGAATACTCTACACTCGAAAACCTACAGCTTCTTGGTGAAGAGTATATCCGGCAGATGAAGCGCGACCTCACGCCGAAGACGTTCCAGACTTCTATCCTCTGTCAGAAGATTGGCATCTCGCACGATGGCTTCTACTCGTCAATGCAGGAGTACCACAAATATGATGCATCGGATTTCAACTACCTCGACTCGCTCGGCTACGACCGCATCATCAAGGAGGCGCAGCAGGATCTTTACACCATCCACGCCAACAACCAGTTCTCTACGCTTAACAGCTCGCTCGACTGTCGCACGGACTCGGACATCGACCCTATGCAGCCTCTCTGCATCGGCATGGACTACAATGCTAACATCAACTGGATTGTGTGCGGTCAGCCACGCAACAATAGATTGAACATCCTCAAATCCTTTTACGTCAAGTTCGAGCGCAAAATCCCTGCGCTCGTTGCCGACTTCTGCACCTACTACGCTCCACATCCTAACAAGACGGTCATCTACTACTATGATGCCACTGCCCTCGGCTCTAACTATGCCGTGAACGACCAGGACTTCCACTGGGTGGTAGTACATGAGTTCGAGCGCCACGGATGGCAGGTCATTGACGTGTACCTCGGCAACCCGATGCGACACGATGAGAAATACCTTCTCATCAACCAGGGCTTTGCCGGTAAGCAACGACTGATGCCGTACTTCAACCGCCAAAACAACGATGACCTTATCCTCGCCATCCAGTCCGCAGGAGTGGAGCGAGGTCGCAACGGCTTCCGCAAGAACAAGTCTATGGAGAAGCAGCCGGAATCCGAAGAAGATCTTCTCGAACACCGCACCGACGGCACCGATGCCTTCGATACGCTCTATATCGGCTGCGAGAAGTTCCCACAGCACGATTTGTACCCAATTTGCGTGGGTGGGGTGAGATAATACAATAAAACGGCGAGATTGCCGTTTTTATGTTGTAACTTTGTGAAATCAAATGACAAAAGAGCCTATGAAATATATCCTGACATTCTTGATTTGTATTATCTTTTCCTGTCAAATAGGGAAAAGCAAAACTGGTATGCAACAAAGTAAAGATGTTGAATCCACTATAAAAATATGCATCAAAGAGAAAATATGTTTTTCTATACAACTGCTCAATTTCTTTTCGGAAGAAGGGAACTACAAATTACTATGCGTTAAAAGGAATGGAAGGCATCTTGCAAACGTAAAATTACCTTCATCTGAAGACGTGAAGAATCTTAAAACCCATATACGAAAATACAGAAATGACTGTATTCTTGAATGTCTTTATGGGGGTGGTGATAATTTGTACAGTCGTCATTTTTATTTCAGATGCAAAAAAGATAATTTGTATTTATATAAAGTGGTATCAAAGCATATTGTCCCCAATGTAGACAAAAAAAAGATTAATGAAAAGTGTATTCAACCACTGATTAACATCAGAAATTTTAAGGTTCTGCATTATTTGGATAATACTCCATAATACACACCAACAAATTTGTACCCAATTTGCGTGGGTGGGGTGAGATAATACAATAAAACGTAGAAAATGCTGTTCTTATAATATGAAAGAAAACTCTTCACAAATTCAATATTACGGTAAATGAGTTCCCCAAAACGAAAAATAAAGCGGCGTTCAAATAAGATGCCACAAAAAATGACAAAGGCGAAAGAACCATACTACAAGTATTTTGTGCTTTGCTGCATCATTTTACTTGTAGGCATATTTCTGCCAGAACGTTTTGGTATTCATTATCTTGAATTCTCTTTCTTATATTTAATTGTACTTCCAATATGTATTGTGGCAGCATTGTATTTCATGTATATAAAGAATCTCCGTAAGGGGTCTTTATATATGGCGCTTTGGACTGTATTTTGCACAACGTTTACACTATATGGAATTACAAACCTCATATATACCAATGCACAGCAAGACACATTCTTTTTTACATCCGAAATAGAAAGTGTGGCTGCAAGTGGTTATCGTTCACCATCATCTATTTCCTTTAAGTTAAATAGCGGAGTAGTTTCAATCGTCGTAAAAAACGAATATCCTATAAAAAATAAATATAATCGCGAAAACGATTTGTACAAATTTTCAAAACGAAATGTGCATTTTTCTCCATTTTTTCGCGGTTCGTCTTCCAGCTTGGAATATCATTTAAAAGGCTTTTAATCGGTGTTTAAACGCTGCTTAAAAGCCTTTGTTTTTCAGTATTTTACAGTCGTGAAAAAAGTTTGTATTTTCCGTGCAAATAATACTTAAAAAGTTCGTTTTTCTCAGTAATTTTTCGTATCATTCTGCAAAAGAATTAATGAGGCTGTTTTCGGCTTCAATTTGTCGTGTTGCATCCATTTTGGAACGGCGAAAGTTTGCGCTTTTGTCGTTCCATCTTCAAGTTGTTTCGCGTCTGTTTGTCTCTGCTTGTGAAAGCCTGAGCAAATAAAAGTTTACAGTTTCGTGATCATAATGTCTTTGTAAGCTGCAAAATCATTTATCCTGCTGTTCTGTTCGTACTTTTGTGCGCCATTCAGCAGCGTAGCATTAAACTGTTTGTTTATCCAGTCGCAAAGCTCAATTATCTGGCTTTTGCCTGATGTAAATAAAACATATTTTGTGCCGTTCAGCAGCGTAAGAACGTCTAAATAGTTTTTCAGCTGCCAATATGTGTCGGCTTTGTATGCGCTGTGTTCTGTCTGCAAATAAGGAGGATCGAGTAAGAACAAAGCCTTTTTGTTTTCCTTGTGAGCCTCGAAAAGTTCGCGGTAGTCGCAATGTGTCACTTCAAGTCCTTGCAGGTAATTTGTCACGTCGTAGTCGGTTTTTACCATTCTATTGTACATGGTTTGTTTGCTTAGCTGCTCATAACTTTGCGCCCAGTTTCCCGAAAACAAAAGTGAGCCTGAAAGCGTGATGTAATCGACCGCGTGTTTCTTCTCTGCCTTAGCGCATAGCTCCAGTATTGTTTTTTTTGTTTCTGCGGGGATTTTCTTGTTGTCTGGTACAGTTGCAACCAATGGCGCAATAGAACGCAACAGCGCGTTTGTATTGGCCACATTTGCCAACCTTTGGTCGTAATGGTCGAAGTCGTTATAAATAACGCGGCAATTTGGTAGCATATCTTTTGCCACACGCGAAAGTAAGCCAGAGCCGCCGAAAAGGTCGACCACTGTGTCGATGTCGTCAGCTTGTGCAAGAACCTCACGAAAACGCTTAATATAGTAGCGTTTAGAGCCTCTAAATGGCAGAGGCGAGCTTGAAAACCGTTTATTCATTCAGCTTTTTGCAAATTATATTTAATTTATTTTGTTTTTATTTTTATAAAGTGTATCTTTGCAGCAGGTTTGTTAGCTACGGCGACGTGCAGAACCCTGCCGCAGGGTTTTAAGTTCGAAATGCTATGGCCGCGAGAGTATCGCGAGCTCCCCTATGTTGGGGTTATAAGCAATATTTTGACCCGTCCCTTTGCTCCACTGTTATTCTCCGTTTGGTAGCGAAAATGCTCCCGATTATTTGGATAACAACTAAAAACTGGCAAATAACCATTTTTAAAAAGCACGGCATACATTGAGTTACGACCGCAGGGACTTAAAAGAGGAACGCAAAGCGCACCTCTTTTTTTTTGCCCTATTCCATGGAAAACGAACGATAATAAGTGTACTTATATACGGGATAAGCCTTTCCTTTTACAGTCTGTGTCCCTATCTTTCGTTTTAGCCGTCTCAGATGATACTTTAGCTTTAGGATATTACCGCCCACGGCAACCGAGCCGTCAGCGTTGTAGCTGACTATTTGAATGCCTATCTGAGTGTAGGCACTGTTTTGCGTGTGGCTACTTTTTTTATTTGTCACCTTGTTGCGCACGCCTGCCATTCGGTAAATCTCATTACCGCTTGCGTCGTTGGCCTCTTGCACCACAAAAGGACGGCACAGGCCGCCAAGTTCGCAGTTCAGCATATTGCCATATAATTTCTGGTCTTCCACCTCGATGCAGCGCGGCACATACCAAGTGTTTGGTGTCGATGTATTCAAAACGACGCCCTTATAATGCACATACTGGCGTTTTGGTGCTCTCTTGATGCGCTTTCCTTTGTTCTTGGCGTATGACTTCGCGCCTCCAGTGCTACGCCAGCGCGAGCGGCGTTTCTTGCGCACCATGATTATTTTGCAGCCCTCTGGTAGGCTTCCGTGACGAATATAAACCGTGCCGCTCACAATCTTGCATTCCAGATTAAGGCTCTGTCCCTCCAGTTTCCAATCACACAGCCAGTCGTCGCCGTCGTTGATGCGGTAGTATTTGCGGCCGTCAGGAAGGTGGACGTACTGGCTTACCCCAGTGTTCTGTCCGCTATTGCCATTTGGTAGAACCACAAGCCCATAGTCGGCAAAACCGCCGATTTTTATCGATTTCGAGCACCTTACGACACACGGGGTCGTAAGCGCGTCGAGCTGAGTTTGTGTTATGCCCTCCTTGGTCAAAAGCGGCATTTTCTCAGCGAGAATGTCTTGCAGGTAAGTGAGCACCACTTGCGGCACCTGCTTTATTTTCTCGCTTAGTGTCTGGTTGCTCTCCAGTACGGTAAATTTTGCGTATTCATAGGACTCGCCACTGGCAGAAGAAGCAAGCGCGGCCGTGCGGTAAGTTCGCGCCTCCTTGTATGTCTCGCCGTCTGCCTTTATGTCCTCCGTCTTCGTCGTGACGTTTACAAACTTGATGTTAGCCGACGGCGTAGGCTTTGCGGCCAGCGTGAAAACTTCACCGTCGATGAAAGCGAGTCCCGTCTGTGTGCCGTCTGGCTGTCTCAGGATGTATTTGTTGCCGCCGATGAAACCAAGCTGCTGTAAAAGGGTGATTTGCTGCTGTATGAAGTCCAGCGTTTGCGTGGATAGCGGGTATTTGCCCTGTCCGCCAGATGCGGTTGCTGTGTTTGTATAATTTCCTTTTTGCATGATGTTAAGTTTAACTTATCGGCGTATATATCGCCTGTTTTGATATTAATTTATAGCTATCGACCAAAGCCTTGATGTCGGCGAGGTTCGTTTGGTAGAGGTCAGCGGGAACGGCCACCATGAAGCTGTTTTGCTGTGCCGTAAGCATGGCCTCGTTGGAAAGCACAGGGACGACCAGTTTGTTGTCCTGATATTCGCCCTTTTCATTGAAGCTGTCTTCTGCCGTTGCTATCGTTATACGGCTGCCGGCCTCAGTGATGGCATACAGCCAGTCGCCGTCCCTCTCTATCGTCAAAATCTCGAATTTTGTGCCGCTTGGACTTGCAAAAGCATCATTCAGCACAGCGCGAAGATAACAGACCTGCCCGTTATGGGTCAGTCGGTAGATGTGGGCGACACGCGCTTTCGTAAAAGCGTCGTAAACCGCTTGCAGTCCGCCGAGAGCCGCGCGAAGCACCCCGAAAATGAGCTGCTGGCGGTAGAATGTCGGAAGAAGTTGCAAAACGAGCTTCTTTAAGTCGATTTCAAACATTATTCTATCGATTTATATTCTTTATATGTCACGTTGGCACTGCCGCCCTCTATCTCGTAATATCCGCTATAAGGGCGGTTGTAGCCCACAACTGAAGAATAGCGGTCGGCGTTTCGGGCTTTCGCCTGTATGCCACCGCTTGCGCTGTCGATGTCCACGACCACGACCGCGGGTATCGACTTTATGGCCTCCAGCAGGTCGGTGTTCCTAAAGATGCCATTAAACGGCAAATTTGTGATGACGGACAGCACGGCCTCGTCCACAGGTTTTGAACCGTCCGAAAGTTCGCCGCGCTCATTCATAAGGGTGGGGTCATAGTACACAAAGAGGTTTATTTTGATAAGGTCGGCCTCCTCATTGCGAAGCTGCACGCTTACACCTGCGTCCTTTATCTCGTTCACATATTGCTTCAGGGCGGAAAACTGGCTTTTGTTCAACAGGCACGGCTTGCCGTTGTCCGTCTGTCCTGCTACCTTGATGTAAACCATGGAGTCGTCCTCCGTGGCTACGGCATATTTAATGATGCGGGCTTTATTGATGTCGGTGTCACTCATTCCGCTGGTGTCGTAGCGGTCAGTGTCGGAAACGAGCTTATAACCATACATAAAAGCCTTTACCTTGTTCACATACCAGCGTAGTGTATGAGGTTCGAGCTGTTCGATGCGTGTGTCCACCTCCGCGCTGTGCTTGTCAAAAAGCGTCTCGACCGCCCAGACGGCGACCGCGAAGCAATAAAACAAAATGCTTTCGATGCTCACGGCACTAAACTGCTGGTCGAACGACTTGCGAGCGTCCAGCCCGTAGGCATTGACAACAGCGCGCTCCTGAGCGAACGCCGTTGTCATTTCCTTTTTGATGTCTGATATACTGCGAGCCATAGGCGTGATGCTTTAGAGTTCGCGGGCTAACAGCTCGTCGATCGTCTCCTTAACCACGCGGCGGTTGTCCTCAAAGTCTTTGAGTTCTTGCGCGTGCTGGTCGGTGTCGTTGCCATTTGCGAGGATGGCTATCTGGCTGTCGATGTCGTATTCCGTGCCTATAAGACCCGCCACGAACTTGGCGCGGCGGTTGTCGTCGTTCACGTCCTTGGCTTCCACCAGAGTGCCGCCGTCAGGCTGCGAGCCTGTGTAGGCATAGCCCTGCATGATGTCGCCCGTTTCCTCATTCTTAACTTCTGCCTGTTCCTCATTGAGGTAAAGCAGGTAATGTTCGTCGTCGAACTTCACAAAGTTCTTTCTGCCGATGTAACTAACCTTGTACATGATGATATTTTTTATTTGTTGTTAAACTGGTCTTACCGTATAGAAGCAGTGTCCCTTTTCGAGCGGCTGGCGGATAATCTGACAGCGCACGGGTTCGGAAAAGTCCACGCCCGTGAAGTCTTCCTCCAGCTTCTTGGAACCCGTAAAGGTGATATGCTGCACCCAACCCATGAGCGCGACGGTCTTGGCTTCGTCTTTCCAAAGCAGCTCGCCGTCCTTGTTTTTCAGTTGCTCGAAAATTTCGTACTGAATGGTCAGGCAGTTGCCGTCGTTTCTGCTCGATGGCTTGATGTCCACCGCCTGCACGTGAAGTTCACGGTTCAGTATGGTGTCGATGTGCAGCTTAGAGCCAGTAAGGGTCGTGCCCGTCTTCTTAACCTCAGTCCATTCTTTCATAATATCTAAACTCCTTAATAAATTGATGCTGTTACAGTGAACCATGAAGCCGAGGCGCGAGGCCACCATCAAGCGTATTTCTTTCGATGTATGGCCTTTCTTCCTTAGCTTCGCCACAATTCTACACAGTGCCTTTTTGTTGCGCTTGCGCGCCTTGCAATAGGCGTGTCGCGTGACATAGCCCACAAAGTCGATGCCGCGGGCTTCGACGGGGAATACCTGGTAATTGCCTTTCATCTGCAAAAGCCGCTCAGTGTTTAAATAGTGATTAATAAACACTTCAACACCCTTTAAGCGGTCTTTGCTGCTGTCGAGAACCACGATGTCGTCGGCGTAGCGGTAATAATAGCGAGCGTGCAAAACTTCCTTTACCTGATGGTCAAGCTCCGAGAGGTACACATTCGCGAAATACTGGCTTATGTAGTTGCCGATGGGCACGCCGTCCGCGCTGTCGATGATGTCGTCCAGCAGCCACAGCAGGTCGGGGTCTTTGAACTTCTGCCGTACCACCTGCTTCAGTACGCTGTGAGTGATGGACGGGTAGAACTTGCGAACGTCCATTTTAAAGCAGTACCGCGTCCCGTCGGGGTCTTTTCTCAAATCGCGGCGCAGGTTGCGCAGCAGCGTATGAAGACCGCGCCCCTTTACACAAGCGTAGGTGTCGGCCGTGAAGCATCTCACCCAGATAGGCTCAAGCACTTGCATTATTGCCCACTGCACCACGCGGTCGCGGTATGGCAGTTTGTAGATTTCACGGCGTTTAGGCTCATACTTGATAAAGACGCTATATTCCGATGTGTGGAACGTCTTGTTTACGAGGTCGTTTCTTATGCTCTCGATATTGGCCATAAGGTCAGACTCGAAAGCGATTACCTCAGAGCGTTTGCGCTTCTTCCTGCTTGCATTGAAATGGGCTTCCAACAAATTGGGCACCGAGCAAATTTGCTCAAAAAGATAACCTTTTCTTTTCATGTCATTTCTGCTTTGCATAGTCGGGAACTTTCGAGGCGGCGAGCCGTCCTACTAATACCCTTTTTGACTTTTATCTTTTGCCGAGAGGCATGGCTCCTTCCATATCGCTGTATTTCTCTATTTGCAAAGTATAGGGGCGACGAGTAGTTCGTGTTCGTATTCGTGGCCGCGTTGTTCGTATTCGTGTAGGACGCGCCTGCATTCGTACCGTTGTTCGCGTTACCGCCAGCCGCACGCACGCGAAGACCCGACGCGGGGAAGTCCGCCAGCGGTTTACTCCAAACCGCAAATTATATCTTTTTCGTGCCTCAGAATTTTGGCCGCCTTGCGGCGGCGAGAGAAACACCCTCGCCGCCTGCTGCCTCACTGTTTCAGCTCAACAAGTCAAAGAACATTTTTATTTAATTTATTCACTTATTTTTTTCGGTCGCTTTCGCCCACGCTTACGCAGCCTGTTCGATTATCGGGTCGCTCTCAAAATAGCAGAGGGGCGACGAGCAGCTCGCGTACGAATGCGTGGCCGCGCTGTTCGTAAACGTGTAGGACGCGCCCGCAACCGTACCGTTGTGCGCGTTACCGCCAGCCGCACGCACGCGAAGACCCTTGCTTGTATTGGCGTTTGTATAGAAGTAGTCACAATAGTAGGTCGTAGCACTGCCGCCCACTTCTGTAGGCATACAGCAAAGACCGTTGTAACTCTTGCGTTTGATGTAGCCCTCAGAACGCGGGCATTCCGCCACCTTGATTTTGTCGTTTATGGTCGAGGGATCGAAAGCTGCAAACATTGAACGCGAAATGTACACTTCGCTTTTTTTGTCGCCAGCGTTCATAATGAGGCCGCGAACCCAACGCCACAAGCTGCCGTAGCCCGCGTGAACCAGTCCGAAGAATACAGGAACCTTGAAAGCCTTGTATGTGCCCTCGTCGGTCGCGTCTGGCAATTTGTAGTCCACCAAGCAAATGCCGTCGCCTGCCTCCAGTCCCACGCTGGTAGGTATTACGGGGTAATAGCCGTTATAGTTGCCCCAGTCTGGCATATCGGTGACTCCAGTACCGAAGCCGCCCTGATAAAGTCCGTTAGCGTCTTTGTCGGCGTTAAATGTCGCTTGGCTGTTCTGTGTGCCCATGATAACCTCGAAAAGGAACTCGACCACGAACTGAGCCACAAACCAGTTGGCCTCCCAGCCCTCACCACGTTTACGGGCGTATGTGCCGAAACTGGTAGTGCTTATATTGGTGGCGGGCATTCCCAGCATGGTGAGTTGCGCCGCGTCCGCCTTTGGTGCCTTGGTGTAGCTGCTTGCATTGAGCGCGGAACCACCGCCGCCACGGAACTGCTCAGCGTTTGAAATGACGCTGCAAAGCAGCTGGTTCGTTCTGTCCATTACACCCGCGCCGAGCCAGCTTGTGCCGCCCGCGGGGATGCGGATGCTCACGCCGTTGCCCACAGGCTTGTCGAACGTGATGCACTTAACCTGCACGCCGCCCTCATTGAAGATGTTCGCGATAAATTCGTTCCAGCACCACATACACTGCCCCTGTGAGCCGTCGAGAGCCGCGGGGCTGCCGTCGGCGTATTTCGTGCTGTCGGTGGGATCGAGCTTTCGCTTCTTGCGGTCGTCGGTCACGAGGTAGCGACCGAGCCCCAGCTTTGCAGGCAGGTCGCGCAGTGCCTGAAGACTGCCGTAGTAGCCCGCCGCCGTAGGTGTGGCGTTCGCGGTGTTCCAGTAGCGACCCGCTATCGGGTTGCCTGCCTGAGCCACAGCGTCGGCCAGTTCCATGCTGTGCGTCTCGCCCGTTTCGTCCATTACTTCGATGCGCATATCCTTGAGCGCGCCCTTTGCAGCGTCCAGCTCGTTGATGCGCTTGCCATTCTGAAAGGCTGCCAGCATTGCCACCACGCCTTTTTCCTGTTCTGCTGTTAATGCCATAATATTTATATGTTATGTTAAACGTATGTTTCCTTGTTTGTCGAGCCTCATGCCGCCGCTGGTCAGTCTGATGCGTGGCGGCACGACCTCTATTTTGATAGTCTTGTAATACTTAGTCCCTTGCGTAGGGATGACGTGTACGCGGGTGCTGCCCGCCTCACGCGCCTGTATCTCGCCGCTTGGCTCCACCTCGATGCTCTGCCCGTCCGTCTGGTATATGACGTTTTGGGCACAGCCGTCTGGCTTCACTCGCGGCTTTATGTATTGCTTGGCGGGGTTTCCCAGCGTGACGGTTTCTGGTGCCTCCACCTTTAGACCGTTCGGGACACCCTGCACCACCTGCTCGGCTCTCGCGATGGCAATCTCCATTTCGCCGCGTGTCGCCTCCAGTCTTTCGGCGGCTGCCGCTGCCTGCTGTCCCGCCTCATTTGCGTAGGCGGTCGCCGTCTTGGCCTTGCCCGTCGCGTCAATGCTCTCTGTGGTTGCCTTTTTCGTCGCGTCGGTTGCGGTGGTCGCCTCTGCGGTCGCCGTCTTTGCGTTCTTTGTCGCGGTGTCTGCCGTGGAAGTGGCGGCGATTGCCTTTTTCGTCGCGTCGTTCGCCGCGTCGGTGGCTTTCTTGCACGCCGTCGTTGCGGTGTTGGCGTTTGTCGTGGCCGTCACCGCGGCCGTGGTTGCCGTCTTGGCCTCAGATGCGGCGTTTTGCGCTTTTTTAACGGCCGTGTCGCTTTTTTCCTGCGCCACCCTTATAAATTCCCGTACATCTGTGTCGGCGCGTTCTGCGGCCTCCATTGCGGGCTTTTGCAGTTCCAGTATGTTGGCGGGTGTGAAGTCTTCCCACGTGAACTTATAGCCGCGAGTATATGCAGCCACACAGTCGCTTTCTATCACTCCCTCGGTGTCGCCCATTTTGTCCCAAAGCCAGATATGCAGACTTTCGGGATAATAGACATTTTGCACGCCGTCGCAAAACAGTGGGTTGTTCTGCGCGAGGTGTAGCTCATGGTGCAGCTCTCCCTCGCCGAGCCCGTGGTCTTTGAATATCACCAGCAGGGCGTCGCCGTCCGCCACGCAGTTGGTGAGCACGCCGTCCTTCCGCGATGCCTTAACCGATTTGCTGCCTACCCAGTAACGTAGCTCGAAGTCCACGTCGGGCAGTGCCACGACCTTGCCTGTTCCGTCGCGGAAACGCTCACGGATAACAAAGTCGGATTTTACGTTTATGTGTCTTGTTTCCATTACGTCAGCCTTATGTTGCCTTTTCCGTCGAGCCTCATGCCGCCGCCCGTCAGCCTGATGCGCGGCGGCACTACTGCGATGGTCAGTGTCTTGTAAATACTTGTTTTAACCGTGGCTACCACGTTCACCTTGCCCATGCCCTCAGCCAGCGGGATGATGCGGCCGTCGGGTGTCACCTCCAGCACGTCGCCGCCGCCGATGAAAAGCAGCGAGCCGATGCCAAAGGCGGGCAGGGCTTTCGCTTCGATGCGTGGCCGCTGCTGGTTGCCCAGCGTCACCTCCTTGGGGCAGTCGGTAATTTCCAGCCTTGTGGGCGCGGCGACGTTCTGAGAGCTGAGCACGCTCACGAGGTTGTCCACCAGCGCGCGGGTCGCCTCCGTCTTCTGCGTGGCCGCGTTTGCCTCCTTGGTTGCTGCGTCCACGCCCGCCAGCCTGTTGTCTATGTCGCTGGTTATCTCCTGCACGTTGGTGCCGAGGAACAAAGCCAGCGCGTCCCTCACGTTGCCGCAGGCTGTTATGAGGTCGGCGAAGAGGCTGCCGACCATTTCCACGGTAACGCTCTTTGTTACCACAGCGTCGCGAATGTCCCGCGCCCGCTTCTCCAGTGCGGAGGTGTCTATCTCCGCGACCTTGTTTTCTGTTAGTTTCACCATTATGCAAATGTATCGTCGAATTGGTTGCCGAATATTCGGGCGAGTGTCTGCCCGCTCTCGCTGGTCACCTCCTTGCCCTCACTCAGTTGTTTAATAACTTTCTTAGCCCTGTTCACCACGATGCCGTCCTCACGCTCCGTTTGCGTGTATGTGCCGCTGTCGAACTGTGAGCCGATGCCAGAGAGCGTCCAGCCCTTTGCCGCCGTCACTTCGTCCACGATCGTGAGTTCGCGGCGCGGTGGCCGTGGAATGATGCAGCCAGCAAAATATTTCTTTGTAGCCGTCAGCAGGGCTTCCATTTCCTTTTGCGGAATGTCGGTCGCTGGCTCTATGCCCTGCGCGGCGTATGTCTTTTGCACAGTAGCGTCCACAGTGTCGGCCAGCTCCCAGTCGAGCGTCTGCCCGTCTTTCAGCTTCGCCGTGATGCTGATGCCGTTGCGCTCCGCCAGCGCGAAGATGCCCTCCACGCCGCCCAGATATTGCACGGCGATGTCCGCGAGGCTCTGTCTGTCCTTTACTGTTATCTGCATAGCTGTATTATGTTATGTTTATCGTGCCGTCAGCGTCCACCTTTACGCGGGTGACTTCCACGCCTGCGGCCTTTATCATTTTCTTTGTCTCTTGCGGCCAGAACACGTCCTTGCAGCCGCCTTGTAGCTGCCTAACCGCCGCGCCTATGAGCGGGCGTTCCTTGAACTCGCCGCGCTGTGCGAGGAGCACGGCTTCCACCGTCTGCCCGTCGCTATCCGTGACGACCGCCCTCTTGTGCTCCACAAGCAGGTCGCCCGTGCCGATGTCCGTTATTAGTCCGTTCATTGCTTTACCTTTTCGTTCTCGTAGTCGCCGCGCTTGCTCTCCGTCAGCTGCTGACCCGCCCAGCTTGCCACGCCTCCCTTCAGGGCTGCGCCGCCGTCTTGCGGAACTGGCGACCAACTGGCAAACGCCTGCTTGAGGTTGTTGATGTCCTTTTCTATGAGGTTCAGCCGCTTGGTGATGTCTTCCACCTTTACCAGCCCGCCGAGCGAGCCGCCGTTCATGCAAACTCCCTTCTCATTTACCACGACGCTGGCCGTGTCGGTGTCCTTGACGACCACCTGCGCCTCCTCTATGTCGTCGCACAGCAGAACCATGCCAGCCGCGCCGTCCTGCACAAAGCCCACCATTACAAAGCTGTCCTTTCGCGGTATCTGCACCACGCCGACCGCGCTCTCTTGGTTCGCTTGCAGGTTCACGCCCAGCAGCGGCGCGTCCTCATTGAGCGGCTGCACGTCCACCGTGCGGGCTGTTTTGTCCACCGCTGTGACGGTGCCTACCGTGAAGCCCATGCCCTTGCCGCTGTCTCCAGCGAGCTGCCTAATCATTGTCGCGATGTTCATGTCCTTACTCTGCTACTCTCAGCCCCAGCGTTATTTCTTGGCGATAACCGCCAGAGCCGTATTTTATGACATTCTTTTTCACCTGATAAATGCCCATGGTTGCGCCGTCTATCTTGATGCCCACCGTGTCGAGCTTGTCGACCAGCTTGTAGCCGAATGTCGTAAGGCTACCCTTGAGGCCGTCGCGTTTCAGTCGTTTGATTTCCTGCTCCGCCCATGCCTTTAGCTGGCTTTCCGTCTTGTTGTATGTGGTGATCGTTCGGCGTTCGCCGTCAGCGTCGCCGACCTCCACCTTTATTTTTTTGTTGTTGGGCATGATGCTCACCGCTTTCACGTTCAGCCGCATGGTGTCGGCTTTCTGCTGTTCGAGGCTCTGGTCGTTTATGATGTTCACGCCAGTGGCGAACACTTGCGATGCGGACGTGCCGCGCTCGAATATCACACCCGCGTATAGCACGGGCTTGCCGTCCTCATACCGGTAGAAAGAACGAATGCCGCTCTCTTGCAGCTTGCCCAGCAGACTGGCCACCGTGTCGGCCGTGACGCGGTACGCGCCCAACGCCTGCTCGCCCATGACCTTAACGTCCGTTAGCCCTTGGTCTTTCAACAGCTGCTCCACCGTCACGCTCTTGTAGGTCTTCTTCACGGCTGGCATTTGCTTTAGCTTAAACATTTCGTCCTCGCAGTCCAGCACAACGGGCGTTTTGAAGCCCACCTCCTTGACATAGCCGATGAAAGCCAGTTCGTTGCTGCCGTCGTAACCGAGCCACACCTTGACGGTATCGCCGCGCTTGACGGGGATTTCCGCCGCGCCGTCCCACTTTATTTTCTTGGGCAGGGTGATTTTGCAGATGTCCGTCAGCTTCTCAGTGTCGCGGGTGATTTCCACCTCAGTGACAAAATCGAGCTGCCACGTCTTTGCGCCCGCTATCTCTATTTTTGCCGTTAGCCTGTACATGATGAATGCCGTTTAATGGGGTATTAAATACCGTTTAACCGTTTATTTGTATTCCGTGCTGTACACGTTGTAGTCGCCGTCCGAGAGCAGGGACAACTCGATGGGCTGGTAGTTGCTGTGTGTGGCTTGCGTCACGCTAAAGTCCTGCACCACCACTTTGCTGATGTCGAAAAGTTCCAAGAACTCAGAATGCACATAAATGGCCTCTTTCACGTCGAAGAACTTGCGCAGCTGTGTAATGCCGTCGGATGGGTATTCGTCCACGATTTTGCCGCCCTTGATGGCTTGCACGCCCACTATGAGGTTGATGCCATAGTCCCCGTCGTTTATGTATTCCTTGACGGTTCCGTCCATTCCCACCAGTTGGGTGGTGACGATATTCTTGCGCTTCGATATGGCGGCTATCGCGTCGTTCACCGTCAGCTCCTCGCCGCTCTCTTTCCTGAATGTCAGCTCGCAAAGCGCGTAACGGCCAGCCCAGAAACTTTTATCTGTGTACGGGCTTGCCACTTCTTCGGCCAGTATGCTGCCGCCCGCGCCGTCCCAGCTTGGCGATGCCGTCGTGCGGGCGGGCTTGAAGCGGTAGAGGTACCCCTTGGCCTGCACGGCCGCGGACGCTGCCACAAACTTAAAACTGATTGGTAACATTTCCTTTTTACTCCATTGCTAAGTTGGTATCGTTCAGGGCGGACAAAAGGGCTTGCGCCACAACGTCCTTCACACGCTCCGCGCTCTCTTGCAGGTTGGCGGTGTGTATCTCCAGACGTTCCACGAGCTTGTCCACGTGAATGCTCACGTTTCGGATTTTGCCGCCGCTGTCAGAACTGCCGCCGCTGCCGCCGCCCGTCTTCTTGCTGCTGGTCTTCCCAGCCGTGCCTCCCGTAACGTCTGGCACAGACGGGGTCGGCACGTTCGGCACGCCTGCGGGCGATGTCGCCGCCTGCTTGCCCTGCCTCTTGGCCGTCTTCTTGGCGTTCTCCTTTTCTCCCGCTTTCATTTCGGCGGTGTAAGCGTCGTTGAACGCCTTGCCCACCTCCTTGCCGTAGCTGCTGTATGCTCCCTTGAGCTTGTTAAGTGCCGCCGTGATGCCCCCAGCGTCCAGCTTAAAGGCTGCCTTTATGAGGTCGCCTATCGCCCCGAAGGTTTGCTTTGCGAGCTGTCCGATGCCGACAAACACGGCTTTGAACGCCGCCCACAGTCCCTTCAGCACCGCGCGGAACTTCACCGACGTGTTCCAGAAGTAAACGCCCACGGCGATGAGCGCGGCGATGGCCGCCGCTATCCAGCCGATAATCGGGATGTTCATTATGGCGATGCTCACAGCCCTGCACGCCGAGACTGCCGAGAGCTTGAAAGCCCCGAAGCTCACCGACGCGATGCCCGCGAACGTGGCGGACGCGCCGCCAGTGGTGACGAGAGAGAGCAGGAACGCGCCCAACGCCTTGATGCCAGACCAGATGCCAGCGGTGGCGAAGCGAAGCAGCGAGAGGGTGGCGCGCCCCACGTTTCCGACGAAGCCCAGAGAAATACTGTTTGTGATGGCCGTCTGGCTGCCCATGAGCGCGATACTCACCGCCGCCGAGCGTGCCATGGTGGCGATGCGTCCGAGATAGGAGGTATAGTTCAGCGTTACCACAAACTTGATGGCCTTGCCTGTTCCAAGTATAAGGGGCATGAGCTGAGACACGGGGACGAGCATTCCTGCCATGATGCCGATGTAAGAAGACACGCCACCCGTGAGTTGTGCGAAGCTTATCTTTAGATCCTCTATCTTTTGACGGAAGCGCGCCTTTTTCTCAGCCGCGCTCTCCATGATAACGCCCGCCTGTTCCACCGCGCTGTTTGTCCCAGTCACAGCTTCAGTGAAGTGCGCCAGCGAGTCGGTGCCCTGCACAAGCGCGCGGGCGGCGTTGGCGTTCTCCATGCCGAAAAGTTTACTGAAAAGTGCCGAGTCGCTAAGTATGGGCTTCAGCATCTCGAGTCGTTCTTTCAGGCTCTTGCTTTTGTCGCCCAGTGCTATAACGTCGATGCCCGCTTTCTCCAGTTCCTCGCGTGTGTCCTTTGGCAAGAAACGCCCCTGCGATAGTATCGACAACGTGTTACGCAAAGCCACGCCGCCCTCGCTGCCTTTCTTGCCCGCCTTGTCGAGCACCTGAATGGCGGCGTTCGTTTCCTCAAAGCTCACGTTTGCGGCCTTTGCCGCCATACCGCATTGCTCCAAGGCCGCCTTGATGGCTGGTAGCTCCGCGCTTCCTGCCTGTCCGGCCGCTGCCATTGTGTTCATCATCTCAGCCATTTTGCGGCTGGCCTCCATAGGGTCGGCGAGACTTACGCCGTACTGGTTCATGGCGGTGGTCAGAACCTCAGCCGCTGCCGTGCCGTCACCTCCCATTAGCTTGCTGGTCGTCTGTATAGCGTCGCCCATGGCTTTGAGGGCTTGCGGGCATTTGCCCAGCTCTGGCGTGAGCTGAGAGAGAAGCAGCTTGTAGCCCTGCACGGCCGTGCCGGCGTCCGACCCGAACGTCTTCGCGCTCTCGCGGGCGTAGTTCTCTATCGTTTTAAGACCCTCGCCAGTGACACCAGCCACAGCCGAAAGGTCGTGCATCTGACTGTCGAGCTCTACGTTTGCCTGCCCGAAGTTGCGGAATGTGGCAGAGAGCTGCTGCACGTAGTCCGATGCCAAATTGAGCTTTGCAAGTCTTCCAGCCCATTTCTCACACCACGAGGGCGTGTCAAAACTCCCAATATAAATAAAAAAAACTCGTTGTACGTTCT